ATGATGACTGCCTGCGTAGTAGAGGTGGGTTCAGACATAGCTGCCTCGCTGTCTTTAGGTTGCTGACAACCTTACTGACGGTCTGTCAGGTAGTGGGGAATGCCTTAGCAAAGGCTTGTCGCACAAGGCTTTCGTTCTCCGCCATAGTGCGGGTGATTTCTATGTGTAGCCAATCGCCGCCTGGTGCGCCTGTCACGGTTTTGATGTCGTATTTGCGCCAAGCCTCATGTGCGTGTGGTTTTGGCATTGCTGTGCCTACTCGATCACAACGCCAACCGCGGCCGTGTGGGTTGGGCCAGTAGTCAATAATCATTTGTATGCCTAACAAATCCCAGTTGTCCAAGGCTTGTTGCAAGAATGTGATTGCTTTGGTGCGGCCGTTAGTGACGCCCTTGCCGGTTGATTCCATAAACCTAAATGACAAATCCATTGCAACACCTCGAGCATGGTTGCTGATTTGCCCTGGCTTGCCGCGAATGTCGCGTTGCACAAATGTGCCATTTGGCCATAAAGCGCCTTGGCTGTGTGTGTTTGCGAGCTTTGCCCACAATTCGGTGCCGGGCAGCTTGTGGTTTACTATGCCGTAGGTGCCGACAATGTAGGGCTTAGGTGCTGACGGCACTATTTGTTTTTATCTTTCATGCCGTTGCTGGCAACTATGCCTGCCAATGTGCCTGACAGAAACGTGACAATCGTTGCCATAAGGCTGATGAACTCTTTGTCATTCGGCGCTTGTTCCATCGGTTGCGACACAAATAGCAGGCCGTACACAAAACCAATCACAACGACGCTAAACACGACGCCGAGTAGTACGCCGACGGTTGCGACCATGCGTGCGTGTAGTTGTTCGGCTGTGTAGCGCTCTTTCATTTCAGCACCGATCTACTGGTGTGCAATACGTTGGTCGAGTGCTTGGTTTGCTGTTGTTGCTGCGTGTTGTTTCGCAGGCTGTCAAGGTAAGTAGCGCCACGATTGCCACCCATTTCATTACGCCTCTAAGGGTTCGGGGTCGGGTGGTGCTATGAACTCGTCTAAATCTGCGTCGTATGTGTCGCCTATGCCTGCGTATTTGCCTCGAATGTTGCTGTGGTAGGAGGTTTGTTTCCATGTTCCGCCGATTAGACCTGACAAAAAGCCGACGCCTAGCGCTTCTACTTCGTTGCCGTTTTCGTCTGTGATGAAGTCGTTAGCAAGAACAACGACCTGCGTGACAATGTTGTTTGCGTCTAGTTGTGCGAAATGTGCCATTTTTAGACCAGCCTTAAAACGCCTGTGGAAGTGAATGTCCAGACTGTGTACGAGCCGCTTGTTGCGCTTGTTCCGTTTGTTGCTGTAATAGTTAGCCCTGACGCAGCTGCCGTTAGGTAGCGAATGATGACTACGCCGCTACCGCCGTTGCCTGCAGTCACTCCGTCATCGGTTCCTCCGCCTCCGCCGCCTGTGTTTGCTGTACCATTTCCGCCGGGCCCGCCAGGGCCGCCGCCGTTGCCGCCGCCGCCAGCACCTCCAGCACCGCTACGAGCACCACCGCCACCACCTGATCGAGTGACTCCTGTTCCAGTGATGTCGTTAGATGTTCCAGCACCGCCAGCCGTGCTACTGCCGCCACCTGTTGCTCCGTTGGCAGTAGCGCCCGTACCGCCAGCGCCACCAGTTCCGCCGCTGCCATTGACGCCGCCGTCGGAGTTAATGTCAAAAAAACGGCTACCTGTTCCAGGGTTTTGTGCGCCGCCAGCACCTGAGCCGCCAGCGCCAACGATAACTCCGAGCGTTCCTTTGCTTGTTAGTTTTTGTGTTGTGCGATGCTGACCGCCGCCACCGCCACCGCCACGAAAACCGCCACCATTACCGCCTGAGCCGCCTCCGCCTACTGTGAGGGCTTCTACTTCTAGGACTACTGGAGCGCCTGCTAGAAAAAATGTGAAGGTTGACGCCGACAATGCAACTAACGTGCCGCCTCCATACTGCGCCAATGCAAGTGACCCCGATGTGTTAACAGTTGCTGTGCCAGCCGTAATCGTGCAAGTACCTGCACCTTTGTTGGCAATAAAAATTGTGTCGCCAGTAGTAAAAATGCCTGTGTTAACCGTAATTGTGGTTGCGCCTGCAGCGTTCATAATTACGCGCTTACCTGCGTCACCAACGACCAACGTGTAATTTGCTGTCTGGTCGTTAATAGGCAAATTAGTAATGTCGTTCAATTGTTGAGCCTGCAACACAGACCCAGAAACAAACGGAAATGGCGTAGTCATACCCTCAGCCTAGAACATTTTCGGCGTCTAATACACCATAGATTGCGTCATCAAGGATCAGCTCATACACAATGGTGGTGGGCGACGTGTAGTACGTAATGGTGTGGCCTCGACTGAAATTGATGACGCCTGTAATGCCTTCAATGCTGTATTCGGCTGCTACTGCGCTATTTAGCCCTGGTATTTCTTTTTCTATGCTGATGGTGTTGCCTATGTCGGCGCCAGCTGCAGCGGTGCGTTGTGCGTCGCTTAGGTTGGCAAAGAAGGCTGTGACGCTGGTAAAACGGGGTTCTGGGTCAGGCTCGAGCAGGTAGGTAGCCAGGTCTGCTATTTCGGTGGCCTCATGCAGCAAGCTGTTGGTGATGCTTAGGTTTTGTGTGAAGTATTTGGCAATGCTGGCTAGGTCGCTGTCGGTGTCGGTTGTGCCGTTTAGCCCGGTCACGACCGATCGGTTGATTACGTTGTCGGCGTCAAACTCAACTTGTATGTCAACGTATTTGGCTAATACGCCGTCGTCACCAAATGAGATTGTTGGGCTTGACAGCGTGTTGCCTATGCGGTTTTGCGTTGTCAGTACGCCGTCGGCTGCCATAAATAGTCGGCCTTGTTCGGCTTGGTTGATTTGCGTTAGGTATTGCAGGGTGTTTGTACCAGCTGGCACTGTGTAGGCAGCGGCGTGGCCCAGGTTGACTGTGCCGGTAGCCAGGCTTGTCGTGCCTGTGTAGTCAACTTCTGGCAATGCCAACACGGTTGAAATGCGTTGCCCTGGTAGTTGTGCTGTCACGTTGAGTTCATCGAGGTTGGTTTGTGCCAACAAATAGAAGTCATCGGCGCATTGCACGTTGACTGTGTTAGGGCCTGCCATTGCAAACTCATACGCATACGAAGTGACCACCCCTACGAACAAGTACACGCTGTTGCGCGACAACCGAATACGGCGCATTGGTGCCAGCCCAGGCTGATTGTTGGCTGGGTCGTAGTAGGGGCTGCTGGTGTCGTATGGGCCAAGGATGCCTGTTTCGTCACGCATGGTGAATGACATGGTGCCGGCACCAAATTGGTAGTCGGTTTTTTTGCGCCCACGGTTGTATTGCACGTCGGTAGTGAAGTCGGTGATGTCAGCAAATTGTGTTGTGCCGTCTAAGACGAATTGCGTGTTGTTAAGTACGCCTTTGGTTGCGTCGTTGAGCGTGAATGCGTCTTGCAAAAAACCTGTGTCTAGTTCGAGCAGGTAGTTGCCTGCCTGTACTACTGCGGCAGCCACGTCAGATTGCAATCTGTAGATCGAGCGGCCCTGACCTGCGGTTGTAATCAGTTAGGGCGTCAACAATCTTGTCGCCTAGTGATGCTTCTGCGACAGCTGCGTTGATGGTGATGTTGATTGGTTGGGCGCTGAACATGCCGCCGTCGCTTTGTGTTAGGCCGCCAAAGAAGTCTGCACCAATAAAGCCTGGGGTGATGTTGCCTGAGTCAATGAAACCTTGCGGGCCAAAGCTTTGTAGTGCAACGGCAGCGGCGCTTGACGCGCCGCCGCCGCCGCCGCGGGTCGCTGAAGGAGTGGCAGCGACTACCGCCGGGCCGCCTGATGGGATTGCGCCAAGTAGTGATCGCTCGAGCAGGTCGGGGCCTGCGGTGACGCCTGCTGGGCCTGTGGTGGTTGTGCCGCCGCTTGTTGTTGAGAAACTGAACTTTGGCAATACGACTTTGGGTATGAGCGGAATGTTGACGCCTGGTATGAGGTTGATGGCGGCCACGATGCCGTTAATCATGAAATTGAATGCGTTGGCTATGCCCTCAAAGACCATGATGATTGAGTTGCCCATGTACTTGAATGCGTTGATGACGCCGCCAGTCATTTTGACTAGGTATGCAAATGACGCAATGATGCCGCCAATAGCGACGACGACAATTCCCAGTGGGTTAGCGGCCATCGCAAAGTTGAATGCAATTTGTGCTGCAGTTGCGACTTTGATTGCTGTGTTAAGCACCAAGATGGCTGCTGACAATGAGCCAACCGCAATAAGCATTGCGGTCATTGCACCTGTGTTGTCTTGTGCGAATTTGGCAAATGATTGCAATTTGGGCAACAGTTGGTCAAGGATTGGCAGAAACGCTGCGCCGATGGATTCTTTGGTTTCTGCAATTGTCAGCGACAGTCGTTTCATTTGACCTTCGGCGCTGTTCGCTGCAACTGTGGCTGCGCCGCCAACGGTAAATGACAGTTCTTTCATTACCTGATCGAGTGATTCGCCTGCTTTGATGTTGTCGCGCACACTTGGCACAAGGTTGCCCAGGGCTTTCATGTTGCCGACAGCGGCCTTGCTTAGGGCGTCGGTGACCGTAGTTAGGTCTGTGCCGGTAGCTGCACTAATGTCAAGCGCCGTGTTCAGTAGGTCTTGGCTGTAGGTCAGGTCGCCTGTGGATTGCACCAGGCTGGCTAGGGCTGGCCTCAAAACGTCGTCGGCTACTGCGGCCGACATCATCGTTTTCTCAATGTAAGACTCAGCAACTTTTACGTTGGCCTCACCCGCAATTGTGTTTTTTGTAATCGCTAGGGCTAGCAATTCTTGAGCTTTGGCATCCTCAACAGCTGCTTTAGTTGCATTGCCGATTGCTAGGGCTACACCAGCCAATGCTGCTGCTGCCGGCACTGCAGCCTTCTTAAGTGCAAACTGTGCCTTTTCGCCTGACGTTTCTAGTTGCTTAAATTCTTTGATTGCTTTGTTTAGGCCTTTGCCGTCAAACTCGCTAATGATTGGGATTACTACGGCCATCAGATTGCCTTGCTAACTGTTCGCATCACGTCGTCAATAATTAGTGACACCTGGTATTCAACCTCAGTTTGATTGGCCCGGTATGCCGGCCACAACGCACGACTGGCTTTCCCGTGTCGAGCCTCAAGGCCTCGCACCATGTTGGCACCTGCAGCGGTCTGTGATTTGCTGGCAAGGTCGTAGATGGTGTTGATTGTGCCGCCCCACGCAATAGTGAAAACAGCAAGGTTGGTCATGCGGCCGTTGTACTCGCGTGGTTTTTTGCCGCTGACTTTTGCCTTAATGTTTTTGGTTGCAAGGTTTGCTTGCCACGGTAGGGCTTTGTAGCCGCTGCGTGTAGTCCACGATCGGCCCCAGCCGCTGATTGGTGGCGCTTGTGGGGTTGCACGTTTGGCTGCGTCAACTACGGGTTTGCATACAGCCTGAAAATCTCTTGTTAGTTGTCGCCTGGCTACTTTGTCCACATTGTTGAGTTCGCGTAGCGCCTGTTTGAGTCCAGCAATAGTTTCACCCTGTTTGCCAATAGTGGTGTCAACTGTGCTCATCGTTTGCCTGCTCTGCGTCGTTTCTCATCCAAGAGTAGTACCGTCGCCAGGTCTTGTGAGTCAAACTCGATGTTTGCCGGCCAGTAGCCAGTGGCAAGTAGCAGTGACGCTAGTTGTCGTCTGATTGTGCCGGTTCCGTAGGGTTTGCGGGTTCTACCTGCTCAGACTCAATCAGCTGTACAGATTCCAGCCATGTTTCGTAGTCGCGGTTGTCGCGTTTTTCTACGTGTAGGCGATGCCAGCAAAGGTATGACATGTCGTCTATGCCCATGCCTGTTGACAAGTCCTGCACACGTTTGCGTGATCGGCGTTCCCATGCAGCAAAATCAGCGAGCGTGATTTCTACGGTGTCAACCTGCGTTTTGCCTGCAAGTGTCAGGTAGGTAATCTTAAATGTCAGTTTCATGCTGCCCCCAAAAGTGAGTTGTGATTACGGTGTGACATCCTTGACCAGCGTGCCACCGGTGAAGGTCACTTCAACCTGTTGCAGTTCGCCCAAGGATGCGTTCACAACGTCAAATGACTCGACATAGCCGTTCGTGAGTTGAAATTCTGGATTAGTTGCACTAATAGTGGCGTCAACAGCTTTGACTGAGACGTAGGTTGCCGCTGCACCGACAAGGGTGTTTAGCAGGGCGTAGGTTTCTGACGATGCATACGACATCAGCATTGTCAGGGTGATGGTGCAATTGGTTAGGCCGCCGACGTAGGTGCGGTTTGTCTGACCAAAGGCTGTTGACTCAAGCGCATCTTGGGTGGTCGTGACGACCGCACTAACTACCTGATCGGTGATGGTGGTGCCGGGCGTGGTGGTGCCGATGCTAACTACTGGGTTGCTTAAGACTGTCGTTGAGGCCATAAGGGGTTAGTCCTTCCGTTTCTTGAGTTTAGTTCTAGCAGGTTTTGGTTGGTCTGTGGTGACAGTTTCG